CCGCGTTCGTGTTTGACGGGTGGAAAAACACGGCATACACAGCACCCGTCGGGAACGCCTTATTGAAAGTGACCGTGCCAAGCGTCGTGGCCGTCAATGACCCTGTGCCACTTGTCACGGTTATTTCCCCCGCCAGGTCATCGCCGACAATAGAAGATGTTGCGCCCGTTCCCCATCCGCTCCCAATGGTGAAAGACGGTGCGCCGTTCGTCTGTGTTTCGCGCTGCCATCGGGTTGCGTTGTACGATTCAAGCCCTCCCGTATCCGTGTTGTATATAATCAATCCAGTTGCCGGGGTTGTTATTGCATCCCTTTGCGCGGTTGTCATGCGGGGGAACAAAAAGCCCTTGGTTGTGCTTTCAACCTCAAAAATCGCCGTTGTTTCAGGAACGCCGGATTGCCCTATGGCAACGCCACCGACAACTACAAGTGCGTCGGCATCAGCAATCTGCTCCGCTCCGGTAGACCCGGCGGTCAATGGTTTTTTTGCTGCCATAATTAGCTAATCAAAATTGTGTCGCCTGGCTCAAAAGCAAGCACGGTAGTGCTTTCGGCGCGGCCTACGTACTGTTGAATGTCGGACGTGCTGTAAGTGAGCGAAGCGTAAAGAGCCGCCGCCCCGGTTGTCGTGTTTGAAAGGAAATAACGGCTGCCAGCAGTTAACCCGGTTAACCCTGTGATCTTGCCGTGACCGCGGTAGAACGTGCCAGAAGCGCCGTTTGAAATACTTGCAAGAACAAAGCCTTGCGCCAACTTTCCCTCGCTGTTCGCGTCTGCCTTCATGATCGTGCCTGAAGAAGTGATGTAACACAAGTTCCCGGCTGTCAATGCTTCGCCCGCCGTGTATGTCTCGCCTGTGGTGCCGCCGTTCGATGCCGCTGTGATACGCCCCTGCGCGTCAACGGTGATGTTGGCCGTCGTGTAAGAGCCTGGCGTTACCGCCGTGTCCGCAAGTTGAGTAGGGCCTATACTGTCTGCAATAACGCCCGCTGTTATTGAAGGTGTTGACGGGTCGGTGTATGTGAAGTCAATTGTTGCCGAATCAGTAAGAATGTTACCGACGGCATCCTGCGCAGCCTCGTCGAAATCTGAAATCTTCGCTGCTGTAAGGGTTGGGATGTTTGCAACGGGCAGCGTGTCGCTTGCCCCCATTTGTTCTAAGCCGGTCGCCCCGGCCTTTATCGCTTTTACTTCTGCCATTGTATGATGTGTTTATGTTATTTTAAGATTGATACGCTGAAATCCAGCATCATTTTGTCGTTTTCAAGTGATATTCCAGCCTTTTGCAATACAAGCCAGCCTGCGTCCACTACGTCTGTTATTTCGCCGTCTGTGTCTACCCAAAGGGGCTTGTTTGGCGCGAAAGACAGCGCCGCGTCTTCAATTACCCCGATTGGGCGAACCTCAACGCTTGCGCCTGTGGTAGCGCTTGTCCTTGTTATCCCGCACATGCGCCCGTGGTGGGCTGTGTTTGATGGCTGGAAATAATAAGCAGAACCGCCGTCTACCATGACCGCCCGTCCTGCTGAAAGGTTCTGCCCGGCGGTTATAAAATAGGACAACGTGGAAGACCCAGGGTCTGACCAGATTATATCAAAATCGGTCGATGAAGCCTTAGTGGCAACTTGCCCGGACGTGCCGCCAGCGGGCATGCCAACAGCCCCATACCCAAAATTCAGGGTAACTGGTGCTGCTTGTGTTATTTCTAGCGTTATGTCCGACATATTTTAATTGTCTATTCCAAGGGTGTGTACTGTTATTGTGCCCTCTGTGTATGTCCGTTTTTTTGAGCTTGTGTCTGTGATCTCAAGCCCATACTTGTACTCTCCGTTTAGCGCCGCCGTTTGCACCGCTGTCATGGTTATTGTGATAACACCTACAGAAGAAAGCGTGATACCTGACCCGTTTGTCAGGGTAAGGGCAACTGCCCCTGAATTTGCGTTCTTGATCGGCATTGAAGCCGTGTACCCGGTGAAGTTGATCGGGGTGCCCGAAATGGTGGCAGTAATAGTGCCCGGCTCGAACGTGTTGCCCTGCCAAAGCTCATAATCAACCTTTCCTGGCAATATGCTTATGACTGTAGACATTGTTAGCTGATTGTAAATGTTACGCCCGAATTGTCGGACAGCCCGGACAAATAATCCTCAAAAACCTGGTCGCAAGCGTTCCTGAATTTAAGGCGGTCTGTCGCCCCCGATCCGGTCTTTGCATTGATAGCGGCAACCGTGGTCTGAAAAAAGAATGCATCTTCCTGCGGGGTTGTCGCCGAAAATACGACCGGGTAAATACCGTACCTAAGCCCTACGTCCGTAACTGCGGGATTTTCCTGCACCTCTAGCAAGAAAAACGTGGGCATGTCATAGGTTTTTATGCTGCCGTCAACTAATACCGTTGCGCCGTCTGCTGCTATCATTATCCGCTAGTGTTTGAAGTGATTATGAGTTTCATTTTATAGGCCGTGCTGGCTGCCAATGTTCCATTTGCTTTCAGGGTGAAAGTGGTAGTTGAGGCCGCGTTGCAGTAGAACTTGTTGAAGTCTGTGGCCATGTTGTCGTTCAGCGCTGACCAAACAGGGTAAGCGCCCAAAGGCACGGCGTATGGTATCGTAATAGTCACGATGTCCGCGTCCGCGGTGGGCGTGGTGCCTGTGGTGAACTGGAAAAATATGTCCAGACTGCCACCCGTCAGGAAGTTTGTAGTAGGTGAGGTTCCTGCGCCTGCGCCGTATGTAGCGGACAGGGTGCCAGATTCGCCACAAAGAACCTTTGTCCTAAGCGTGCCGTTATTGTCCAGCTCATATAAAGGTGCGTCCCTGTTTACGCCCACACGGGTCAGCGTGTCATTTGTAAGGATAAGGCCTTTGTTCGCCGTGCCGCCCGGCGTGTTCGCGCCAGGGGTGATCTTGAATTTATCGTTGTCGTTATTATCAAGCCCCATTGATGTGGTCAATGTGCTTGTGATGGTGAACTGTATGCGAGGGTCGCCTGCGCTTGCCCCGCCCACGGTCGCCGAAAATGTGGCATCCCCTAGGCTGCCAGTATTACGGGCGTTGTCGATAATTACCTTCAGGTCGCCGCCAATATTTGCGCTTGCGCGTATGGCCTCACAGTTTCCTGTAATTGACCCCGCGTTCACGTTCAACCAACCATTGTTTGCGCCTGTGCCGGCAATGGTGCCAGTAATGGTCACACGGTCATTTGCAGCACTCAGGGTTAATACTGCATCGCTAGCGATCACGCCTGCCGCCGTAAAGTATGCAACTTGGTTGGCTGTGCCCGTGCCTGTCACATAGCCCAAAAGCGTCTGCATTTGAGCTGTGGTAAGGTCTACGGGGGCTGCTGCGCCGCCTGTGTTGTTGCCCTTTATTGTAGATGCTGGCATGTTGGCCAGCTTCGCGTTTGTTACCGCGCTGTTTGCTATGCCGCCTGTGGCGATTGTACCAAAGCTCAGGTCATTTCCAAGCGTGTTAACCCTTAGCACTTGGTCTGCTGTGCCTTGAATGTCGGCCACGTTCGCTGTGGCGTTTCCAGTTACACCAATGACAGACCGCGCTACGCCTTGCCTTATATGCGTGTTGCCTATACTGTTGGCAACAATATCAGACGAAACCTCTGTTTCGTTGTTCCCTGCATCGTCTGTCAGCGAGAACGCTATGCGTAAGCTATCAACAAAATTGGCCGCTGCCCTTTGGGTCATGCCCGTGCCGCCGTCGCGCAACGTTTGGTAGTTTGTGCCGCCTGTGCCGGAGGCCTCAGACTGCCAGCCGTTTGTCGTGTCCCAGGTCAATACATGCCCGTCTGTGGTGCCGCTGTAAGGCTCCCATGCGTCGGTAGTGTCATTGTACCTAAGTATTTGCCCTTGCACAGCGCTAGGGAGCGAAAAAGCAAACGCCTTTTGCTTGACAACAAGGTAGGAAAGCTCCGGGCTGTCAAAATCCGCCGTGTCGCTAACTACTGATAGTGACGTTGCGCCAAAAGTAGGAGGCGTTGAAATCTCAAAATCCTGATAACGCCCCGTGATCGGGTTTACAAGCGTCACGATGTCGCCAGCCAAAAACTCGTTGCCTTCGCTTGCCGTCGTTATGTTGATGCTTGTAATCGTGTCGCCTTCTTCTATCGCGTCAGCGGTAGAATTATAGGCAACAGGCGCAAGCACAGTAGGTGGCGTGTTCGCGTAAAATCCCTGATTAGAGCTTGAAATACCCTGCCCAGGGGACAAAGGGTCTGGCGTGGACGGCGTGGTAGTAGGCAGCAGCACTTTTATCTTGATCGGCGTAGCGCTCACTCCGTCCGCCCCATAATCCAGCTCTGTCCACGACCCTTTTAGCGTGTTGCTGCCAATATCCCATTCTGCATTTGACATTATCCAGCGTTTGCCGTCTGTAGTCGCTATCAAGCGCCGAATACCAAAAACCCCGTATAGCGATCCGTTGAGCCTACGGCGTGGCGTGTCGCGGGCGTTCAATATGTTGAGCGCCAAAAGGTCGCCTATTTCCTTATTTCTTGTCGCTGCCCCTGCGCCCCAAAGCCCGGATGATTCCCAGCGCGTCAGCGCGTCGTTATATGTCAACAGCCGCCCAGCAGAGTTTGGTAGGTTGGCTGTGCCTATCCTGACGGTTGTTTCGTAAACCTCGGTTGCTGATTCGGCATTGTCCGCCGTGTAGATTATCTTGTCTTCATTGATTACCGGGGTGCCTTGGTCTATTATCTCAAGGTACTGGTTCGTAATGCTTATGTCAATGTCAAAGTCTGACGAAAACACAAAAGTGCCGTCCCACTCTGTCATTTCAGCATCGGTCAAATTCACCCCAAACGAGTTTGATGATCCGTTTTCAGGGAGCGGCGGTATCATCAAATCAACTGGGAAAGAGCCTATTTTGCCGTAGTTGACAGCAATAGGCGGCACAGTCCCAATGTTGATCGGGACATAGACGCCTGAATCTGCCACGGTAGTCCAGGATAGGTTCCCTACATGCGCCGAAAAGTTGGATATGTAATAATCCCTTTTTAGGTAGTAACTGCCAATCTTCAGCTTTACGCGGGGCGCAATGAAAAAGCCGTGGTTTGATGGCACCGTAGAATCAATGTTCCTTACAGACCAATTTATGGTACATTTTAGGCGCATGACGGCTTCACCGTCGTTACTGTCAATCAGGGTGTTGAAATCTTCTATCGTTCCCGTTGGCTGTATGACGGTGCCTGCAAGGAAGTTTCGGCGCATTTTTACGTCATACGTCACTTCCGCCTTTTTGATCGAAGGCAGGAAATCGTATTGCACGGTGGCAAGTTTTGCGCCCGTGTCAGTCTGGTCGATGTCATTATCGCCCGTGTTTGTCGAACTGACAATAAAAGCCCCAGCCTTTGTGTAGTGCCTTGCTGTGAATGGGTCGGCGCTCCTGTAGGGGATTTGCTCTATCCACCAGGTGCCGTCAGACTGCATTATCCTTGAGCCGAAAGCACGCAAAATACTATATATGACATCGCCACAGCTTAAAACGTCCTTGTCAACCCCTCCGCTCGTTTTGTAGTCATAAAAAGTAGCATGGTCAAGGGCTGCCTGAAAAAACGCGTCATCGTCAGCGCCAGAATCCATACCTACCGCCCACCAGTCTATTGCCGTTTTTATGAAAGCCTCTGTGCCGTTCCAAAGCACATTGGTATGTGCGCACTTTGTGAGCGCTATAACAAGGTGATCTATCAGCGTTTCAACGCCCGAATAGATAGCAGCGCCGTCGTGGTACGGTGTCTTTTTCAGGATAGCCAGGCCGCAAACAGCAGACACTTTGAACGTGAAAACAGGGGAAGTATCTTCTTCGCCCGTAAAGTCCGGGGTCATTATGCCGCGCCAAACGATCACAGACCCAATTGGCTTGATTATTTCGACAAAAAAGCGGTCTTCAGCGCCCCCGGCAAAATCTTCGATAAATGTAGAGAGCGTGGTATCTTCAAAATCTACCGCTATGCCTATTTCTGCCCGGCTGCCCACAATGGGGCTATATATGTCTGAATTATTTTCGCTGTCGTAATTTATGCGGCAGTACTTCGTATTGAACGACGTGCTAGACCCCGAAAAATCGGCATCATAGATGTCTACACGGTGTTGGGTGCCGTGTATGTCGTAAAAAGTCGATGTGAGCCGTATTGCCATTACCTGAACCGCGCATTTTTTTGCTGTGTCCTTTCAAACACCAATACCAAGTCTGTGCCGCGCACGGTGAACTCGCCGCCAAGCGTAACACCGCCACCACCGTCCATGCCCGAAAGCATTTTGGAGGTTTGGTTTGCCGTGTACACTTGTGAATACTTTGGGATGTTGAGAAGCTCGGGGCCTTTCTCGCCAACAAGCGAAAGCCCGCCAGGGGCGCTGCTGGTGCCTTTGGCAAAGCCTTGAATACCAATAGCGCCAAGTGCCTTTGAAAAAAGAGCCGGGGCAAGTGCGCCAGCGGCAGCGCCAGCCGCAATGTTAAATGGGAACGGCACACCTCCAAGCGCTTTTGCTACCGCTGCCGCTACCCCTTCCTGAATGTAAGCCCTTATTATTTTAGATGCCGCCTCTTTCGCTGCGTTGCCTAACTCTGCGAACGAGTTAACCCCCTTAGAAGCAGCCTCTTGCATAGAGCTGCCCATGGCAAGGGCGATGTTTGCCAGTATAGAACCGTTAGAGCCAATATTCTCCGCAACAGAAGCAAAAACCTCATTAAAACTAAAAAACGAACTGTTTAAGGCGTTCATAGCCTCTACAGCGGGCGTTATTTTTGTAGGCAGGTCTGTTATTGCTTGCCCAGGGTCTTTTAACTGCAATTCTCCGCCTGGTGCGCCAGTCGATGTGTCAACAGCTCCGATGCTCAAGGCTCTGGCTGCCGCTTCTGCGTTTGCCTCATCAAGCCATGCCTGCTCTATTTCGCGCACCATTTTGGCGTAGCGCTCCATTGATGCCGTTTCCTCATCATCGGCGGCTTTTGCGGCTGCTGTAGCGTCTTTCTTTTCTCGCTTCGCCGCTGCCAGGGCTTTGGCCGATACGGTGGCCGTGTTTGTTGCTGCGGTGTTTTCTCCTACAGATTCTTTTTCTGCATAGTAAGCGTCCCGCAGCTTATATTCTGCCTCAATTGTGGGGTCTATTGCCCGGTTGATCGTACCAAATGCGCTGTCAAACTGTGAAGCCACAACACCAACCTGCGAGCCAAGGGCTTCTGCCCGCTGTTTCAGCTTTATCATGACGGCTTCCGCCCTGCCGCCTGCCGCTATCATGTCGCCCGTGTCAATGAGCGTGGCCTCAGATGCTGTTATACTTGCGCCGTCTTTAAGCTGCTGTATGCGCAAAAGCGTTTCGGCCTGTTTTTCATATATTGAGGTTATCGCAGCGGCTTTTTGCCGTTCAGCAACGCCCCTCAGTATTGAATCGTTCAGGCTCCTTTGTATTGTGTTTAGCTCAGTTATTGAGGCTTTTTCAAGGTCAATCCCTTTTAGGTATTCCGGGTACTGCTTTAACAGTTGGTCAATAACCTTGCCTTTCTCAAACCGGCCTTTTGTTTCGTCTTTTAAAACATCAAAACTTTGGTTCAAAAGACCTATTTCCGATGCCGTCTGCGAAATGATGGCCTTTTGCGATTCTGCGAACTTGTCAGCGCCGAACTTGGCTGCATCAAAGTTGTCTGCAAGCGCGTAAAATGCCGTAGCAAGCCCGGCAACAAGGCCAACAACGCCTAATGCTACCTTTAAACGGCCAAAAGCCGCCTCAAAGCCTTTTATTGAGTTGTCAACAATGCCAAAACTTGAAATTACGGCGGTAGATAGGCCGCTCCATGCGGTAGATATAACGCCTGCTATTTTTGACCAAATGCCAACCAACTGCCCCGCAGCGCCATAAAAAGCGCCAAATACCTTTAGTAATGGCCCCGCTGCAACAACGGCCAATCCAAATTGCACGGCCATGCGCTTAGTGCTGTCATCGAGCGACGCAAAAGAGTTTGAAACGCTTTTCAGCGTGTCTGAAAGTTCCTCAGATAGCGAAGTGATGTTGAACGCTTTGTTTATCTCGTTCCCGATTGAGCCAAGGAACTGCGATACCGCGTCGCCAGCGTTTTCGATGCTGTTTTTTATGCCGCCCGTTGCACGGGGCAAGCCCTCCATTTGCTTTACGATGCCCGAAATAAACTGCTCAGATGTGATGCCAAGCTTTTGCAGCGCCTCTGTGTCGGCGGTGCCAAAAGCCTGCTTCATCAAAGTGCGTATCTGCGGGAGCCGTTCAGCTATCTGGTTTATTTCTTCCGCTGAAACCTTGCCCTTTGCGCTGATCTGCGTGATGGCAAGCGCTACGCCGTCAAGTTCTGCCTTTCCTTTTCCGGCCAATGCCAGGGCGTTTCCAAATTCAGAAAGCGTTTTCCTTGCCTGATCGGCACTAAGCCCGACGGCCTGGAGGCTTACAGATCCTTTTACGGCCTGTTCAAATCCAAGGCCTGGCTTTAACGCCTCTTTTCGGAGCGCTTCAAGTTCTGTTTTTGCGGCTGCTGCGCTTCCAAGCTGGCTTTTTAGCGCATTTTCAAAACTTTCGATGTCACCCGCTGCTTTGATCGCTGAAACGCCGATAAGGCCAAGCGGGGCGGATATGGCAAGCGACATATCGCTGCCAACCCTGGACAGTTTGGCGGCTGTCCGCTGCAAATCGCGCTCGACCCTTGCTAGTGACCGTTGGTCAAACAAGAAGCCAAGCCTTATATTTAAATCTGCGAGCGAATTAGCCATTTTTTTTGCCTTTTATGTAGGCTTCGTATGCTGCCGGGTTTGTCTTCTTTAGTATTTCGTCTGCATCCTTGTCGAATGCATCAACTTCCGCCTTGTCAACAACAACCTTTGGCTTTTTTACGGGTTTCTCCCACGGGAAAAGCCCTAAGTCCGAAGGCTTCTTTATCTTGTTTTTCGCGTCTGCGCTTTTGATGGCATGCATTGAAATGTAGCGCGCCCGCTCCCATTCGTCCTGCTCCCTTTTTTCAAATGCGTTTACGCATGCTGAAAAGTACCGGGGTGTCATGTCCCAAAAATCGCGCTCGTTAACGCCGCAAAACGCGGCGGTTTCCATTAATTCGTCCCAGGTGGGCTGGCTGCTTTTTTTTTGCCCTCGCCTCCGCTTTTTTGTTCAGGGAAAGAGGCCAAAAAGATCGCCGTGAAATCCTCCATGACCTTTGGCGACCCAAAAGCCCAGTCGGCTACATCGTGGACGCTAAAATCCACCTGTGCGCCTGCGCTTTTGTGCCCGATCACTAGCCCGGCAAAAATCAAGTCCGCCGCTACTGACACGCTTGTGCTACCAGAGCCGGATATTTGAGAAAAATCAGCAATGGCGTTGCGCCCGGTCATTTTCTCGTATTCGTACAATGCCGCAAACGAAAACCTGACCGGGCGCGCCTTTCCGCCTAATTCAATGGTTGTGTAATTCATGATGTTTGGTTACTGATTAATTAAGAAACTGTGGCCTCAACAAGTGCGCCTGTGCCTTGGAACTCAAAGTCAAACGTCACAGCCTCGTCATTGCCGGAGCTGTTGAGCGTCAGGCTTGAAATGTAGGCTGTGCCGCTGTATTTTTTGTCTCCTGAAACGGCGGTCTGAAATACAAGGCTGGCAGAAGTTTGGTCATCCCAATACTCGAAAAGGCCGCCCGTACTGGCAAAGCCAAGGGTAGCGTCAAATGCAAAGTTTCCAGACCCGGAAACCGTCCAGGACTTGGTGCCTGGCAGAAAGGCGGAGTTTGCCGCGCTGTCCTTGCAGGTTGTTTCAAACATATTGGTTGACATGCTCAAAGAGGCATCTACCTGGCAAGTGATTGCAGTAGACCCTATAAAGAGCTTCATATTTTTGGCGA